AATCCGTATAGTGGTTTGCTTGAATTATTTGAAGCAAAAGACATTATCAAGAAGCAAGGTAATAGACTTGCGTACACTACACTTGAAGGTGAAGAAATTCTTGACTATCGTAAAAAGTGGATTGGTGCAAACCTCGATAAAGTTATGTCAGATTACTTAGTAAAAGAGTCACAAGTGGTAAATACCGCTGAAGTTGATGAAGAAGTAGTTGAAGATAATCTTATTGAGGAAGCGTTTAATGAATGAAGAAAATATTGCCGACATTTGGACTTTGTTTAAGGAATATCTAGACAAAAAACAAATAGAAATTGTAGCTGAAAAATTTATTGATCTTATGGCCGATTACGGAGTTTCAGATCAAATTTTGAAAGAAGTAATGGGTCATGATGCAACATTAGATGAAGCTATTCATTATTATCTAGACCTAGATAATATAGATGACGACGAAGAAGAATGGGATGAATAATGGGATGGTATAGCGAAGTAAGTCGCGACATAAGTAGAATACCTGATGCAATTGCGTTCTTTGAAAAAGAACTTGTACAAGCAAAAGCTGAATGTAAACTTGTAGGTAATGTAGAGCGAAGTGCGGCTGCTATGCCAGGACTTGTTGAACAACGTTTCAATCAACTTCAAGAAATTGAAGCAATACTTAACTACTTAAATATTGAACTACGTAGACTGCGTAGTTCATTTTTTAAGAAATATCTCGAAAACTATCAACGAGCTCTGTCAAGCCGTGACGTTGAAAAATACGTAGACGGTGAGGCAGACGTTGTTGACTACGAAAAGATTATTAATGAGTTTGCACTTGTGCGGAACAAGTGGTTAGGTGTTCTTAAAGCACTTGATCAAAAACAATGGCAAATTACTAATGTAGTTAAGCTAAGAGTTGCGGGCATGGAAGATGCCTCAATATAGCATATTAATTGCATGTGATCAAAAATATTATAACAACTGGGCAGAAAATTTACTTAAAAGTATTCACTATCATTGCCCCAAGTTAAAACTCCGCTGTCATGTTGTAAATCAAGATAAACTAATACAACTCTCCTATGTAAACTATACATTTGAAACTAAAACTTTTAAAAATGACGAATCAAAGATTGCATATTTACAAGCTGTAAGGTTTTTATGTGCGTCAAAAATACCAATAGAAGAACAACTTATTACCCTTGATGCTGATACTATATGTGCAAGATCGTTTAGTATAGATGAATTTGCATCTATATTCTCACATCAACATGTATTAAAACATCATAAAGCAGACAGATGGCTGGCCGGGTTAGTTTCTTTTAAGAGTGACGACTTTAGGAATGTATATGCTAGTGAGTTGATGAAAGAGCCTATTGATGATTGGCTGTGGGGCCGAGACCAAGATATATTATGTGATCTAGCAGATAAGTACAACTATACGCCAATTGATAATAAATGGATAAGGATAGCAAAGCCCAAACCTGACACTGTATTTTTAACTCTCAAAGGTGAACAAAAAGTTACAGAAAAGTATTTGGAGCCATTTAAGGGATTCATAAAATGAAAGAAGTATTTAATTATTGGATGCCTAACAGTGACATCCATTTTAGTAGATTAATTCAAAAGCAAGTAAACAATGGCGGATTGCCACAATATCAAAATGATGTTAGAGACGAAGCATACAAATACGTTGTAGACTTTAACCTAGCAATTGATGTCGGAGCAAACGTAGGTTTATGGGCAAAGCCTTTAACAGAAAAATTTAATAGTGTAATTGCATTCGAACCTATGATTCAAGTACTTGAATGTTTAAAACTTAACGTAAAGGATTTACCTGTTACAATACACGAACACGCATTAGGTAACGTTAATAGTAATATAGAAATGCAATTCAATCAAGTAAATACCGGAGCAAGTCATGTTTCTAACATAGGCACAGGACCAATAGAAATTAAAAAATTAGACGACTTAAACCTATCTAAATTTGGATTACTAAAAGTTGATTGTGAACGCCACGACATGCAAGTGTTACAGGGTGCTGAAAAAACTATTATGAAATACAAACCTGTAATTGTAGTTGAGCAACATCCTGATACTGAATACTGTGCTGGCGAATACCTAAAGTCATTAGGCGCTATTGAAATGTCAAACGTTAGAAAAGATTATATATTTGCATGGGAGTAGATCAAAAAAATAAAAATAGGTACCTAGATATATACAAAGGATATTTGTAATGTTAGAAGAACACTTGGGCGGCCACAATAATAAAACACATGTTGATAAAGGTACATTAGAATGGGCAATTAAAACTCTTAAAATAAAATCAATGTTAGACGTAGGATGTGGACCAGGAGGCATGGTTGAACTTGCTGATAGTTTAAATTTAGATGCACACGGCCTTGACGGTGACTATACATTATCTCGTTACAATGATAGTAAGTTTACTATACACGATTTTACAACAGGTCCAATTCCTGTTGTAAAAACATACGACTTAGGATGGAGTGTAGAATTTGTAGAGCATGTACAGGAAGAATACATTCCAAATTATGCACAAGCAATGCAGCAATGTAAATTTTTAATAATGTCGTATGCACCGGTCGGCGCAACAGGACATCATCATGTTAATTGTAATACAGAAGAATATTGGATAGATAAAATGTCTAGTTATGGGCTAGTTTATCTTAAAGAGTTGACTACTGAAATGCGTAATCATTCTACAATGGGCACTAAGAAGAAACATAGTTTTCTTTCGCGCACAGGATTACTTTTTCAAAATGAACAAAGATAGTTTAGTAATTGGCATTGAAGAAATGTATAGGAATCATCCTATACCAAATCTTCCTAATTTTAAAATAGTCCCATGGGCAGATCAAGACACTATACAATCTGCAGATGTTTATATACAAAATAATATTTTAGGACAAAAGCGTAAAAAACTTAATCAATATTATCAATTTATATTAGACAGTAACAAACCATTTTTAGTTGTTGAAAGTGCTGTGTTTAGACGCAACATGATACAACCTCCAAATCCTATGTCCTATCATAGGTATAGTTGGACAAGTTATTATCAAGACGATGGCAACTATTGTAATGCTAATAGTCCTTCAGATCGCTGGCTACGTATACAAAAAGAACAATCAATAGAAATAAAAGATTGGCGCACAACTGGCGATTATATATTATTAGTATTACAACGTCCTGGCGACAGTAGTTTAAAAAAACTTATAGACAAACATGGATCGTATCAACAGTTTATAAAATATACTATACAAGAAATTAAAAAGTATACAGATAGGCCAATACGTGTACGTATGCATCCTTTACGTCAAGATAGGCAACTAGAAGCTCTAAAAGATTTTGATGTAGACATTAGTAAAAATACACACGGTGCAGCATTGTTAGAAGGCGGAGATGGGCTGTATGCTGACTTTGGTAATGCTTGGGCAGTAGTAGGATTCAACTCAAATGCACTGACAGAAAGTATATGTGAAGGTATACCAACTTTTAGTATGTGTGCTAGTTCAATGGCATGGGACTGTAGCAACAAGGATTTAAAAGATTTAGAAAATCCTATAATGTTTGATCGCAATCAATGGCTTTATAATTTAGGATATTGCCAGTGGCGAGAAGATGAAATAGCTAGAGGTGATCCGTGGTTTCATTTATCAAAACACACATAAACTGCGTACATAAATATCTACATGAGCAATGTTGTATTAGTAACAGGCGGCTTTGATCCCTTACACTCAGGGCACATAGCCTATTTTAAAGAAGCAAAAAAATTAGGTACAAAGTTAATTGTTGGAGTGAATTCAGACGATTGGCTAACACGCAAGAAAGGTAGACCGTTTATGCCTTTTGAAGAACGTGCTGCTATCATTAAAGAACTTAGTGTTGTAGACAAAGTTATAGGATTTGATGATAGCGATGATAGCGCATGCCAAGCAATTTTTCAAACACTAAGCACACACAGTAGTGGAACAAAACTTATTTTTGCTAACGGCGGCGATAGAACTAACACAACTACGCCTGAGTATGCAACATACGGTAACATGCCTTATGTAGATTTTGCGTTTGGCATCGGCGGTGAGAACAAAGCCAATAGTAGCAGTTGGATACTTGACGAATGGAAAACACAAAAGACAGAACGTGACTGGGGTTACTGGCGTGTGTTAGATCATAAACCTGAAAAAGGTTATAAAGTAAAAGAACTTGTAATTTATCCTGGCAAAAGTTTAAGTGATCAAAAACATTTTAAACGTTCTGAACAATGGATGATATTAGAAGGTGTTGTAGATATGAAAACTGAATGGAAATCTACAACTAGCACAGTATTATTAGAACCGCACAGATTGCCTTATGAAATTGGCAAAGAAGTTTGGCACAAGCCAAGTAACCCCGGAACAGAAAACGCACACATACTAGAAATACAATGGGGTAGTGAGTGCATTGAAGAAGATATCGAAAGAAGAGACTAATGCAACCACTAAAAATTTTTGTAGGATACGACACGAGAGAGGATATTGCATTTCAAGTATGTAAACAAAGTATTCTCGATACTGTTAGTGTACCTGTAGAAATTATTCCACTTAATCAACGAGTGTTAAGAAAAGAAAAACTATACAAACGTCCAGTAGACCCGTTAGCAAGTACTGAATTTACATTTACACGTTTCCTAGTTCCACACCTAACAGAGTACAACGGCTGGGCATTATTCATTGATTGCGACTTCGTAGCCCTCACTGATATTAAAGAACTATTTGATCAAGCAGACGATCAGTATGCAGTAATGTGTGCGCACCATGATTATACTCCTAAGGAAGGTATAAAAATGGACGGGCAGAAGCAAACTGTATACCCACGTAAAAATTGGAGTTCGTGTGTATTGTTTAATTGTTCACATATATCTAATGCTAAATTAAACTTAGGGTTAATTAATAATCTAGATACTACAGGAGCCTACTTACATAGATTTAGCTGGTTAACAGACAATCAAATTGGAGAAATTTCACACGAATGGAATTGGTTAGTTGGCTGGTATAAAGAGCCAAAAGATGGCAAGCCTAAAATGCTACATTATACAGAAGGTGGTCCTTGGTTTGAACAATATCAAGACTGTGAATATGCAAATGAATATTATAAAGTTGAACGCAAATATCAACAGCAACTTATAGACGACTACAAAGATACAGTAACATATCCAACACAGCTAACACTTAGCGATTCAAAAAAAAAATTAGTTGATGATTTATTAAAAACTTTAGTTGATCCCACTGGTCAATTTTATAATGTAAAGGCAGACAACGTAATTAGAGAGATAGACGATATGGTTAGAAATAAAAAGAAAAGCGGTTACAAAGTAGTAGCAATACATCCGGAAGATGTAAACATAGACAAAAAGCATTTATCATACGATCGTTTATTAGAAGCATTTTGTAGCGGTACTCACGGACGCCTTGGCGATTTTGATCAAGAATTAGATACCTCAATTCCGTTAGTTATTAGAGGGCTGGGTGGCAACAGTCAACGAGCAATTAATCATTGTTGGGATACTGGAAGAGACTTTTACGCAATAGACACTGGATACTTTGGCAATGAAAGAAGTAAAGCAAAAATTTGGCATAGAATAACTAAAAATAATTTACAGCAACTTGAAATAATTGATCGTCCTACAGATAGATTACGTAGACATGCATGGAAGTATAGAAAATTTAAGCCAGGAAGTAAAATTCTTATTTGTCCTCCTAGTGATAAAGTAATGAAAATATTTGGACAACCTGTAGCAGAAGAGTGGACAAAGAATGTATTAGCTGAACTAAAAAAATATACAGATAGACCAATTGAAATAAGAATGAAGCCTATTAGATCAGAACGGATATCAACAGATACTATTGAAGATGCATTATCAGATGATGTACATTGTTTGATAACCTACAACAGTATTGCCGCAGTAGAAGCATTAGTAAATGGCAAGCCAGCTATTACACTAGGTCCTAATGCTGCATCAAGTTTAGCCGGCAATGACTTGTCACAGGTAGAAAAACTTCCTGTACATGACAAAGATACTATGACGGCTTTTATGGCACATTTGTCATATTGCCAATTTACACATCAAGAGATGCTAGACGGAACAGCCTGGCGCATGATAAATGGTGATGATTGATGTTAACTGTTGCTTCTTATCTAAAAGGTATTCCACCTAAAAATAGAAACCCAGAAAAGCCCGAAGTGTTAATAAACTTTATTAAGGGTGTAAATGCTGTAGGTGATATTGGTAAAGTTGTAGATGAGTGGAAAGTAATTGACAGCGATGTTGCTGTTGTACAAGGCTTTGTACATCCTGGAAGTAAAAATGTAACACATTTAAATTTAAGAAAGAATGTGTTTGATACACAACAAAAAAATAATAAACGTAGTATTATAATTGATTCTAATTTGTTTTTATATGCTGATCCGGGAAATACTAAAAAATATTTAAGATATAGTTATGATGGAATTTTTCCTACTACAGGCGAATATTGTAATTCGCAACCTACTCTTAATCGTTGGGAGCAAATTAGTAAAGATCTTAATTTGTCATTAAAGCCGTGGAGTACTAATAAAGAAACTATTTTAATTTGTTGTCAACGTGATGGCGGCTGGAGTATGGACGGACAACAACTTATGCCATGGCTTGTAAAAACAATAATGGAAATTAAAAAACATTCAGATAGAAAAATAGTAGTTAGATTTCATCCAGGCGACCGTCATTCATCTAATCATAGAGCCTCCTTACTCAAATATAAATTACAAAATGTTTTTGTTACAACTAATGAATCAATTCTTACTGATTTTGAAATGGCACATGTTGTAGTAAATTATAATTCAAGTCCAGCTGTTGCAGCAGCAATTGAAGGCGTACCAGTATTTGTATTAGATCCAGAAAGAAGTCAAGCTAAAGATATTGCTAACACAGATATTAGTAAAATAGAAAATCCAATACTATACGATAGAAACGTATGGATACAGAAACTTGCTCAAATGCATTGGACATCAAATGAGCTTACAGACGGAACAGCATGGAGGCATCTACGACAATGGGCCAAGAAATAATAGTAGTAACAACATTTCATCCGGAAGGTATGGAAGTATACGGACAGCGTTTTATTGATAGCTTTGCACAAAATGTTGCCAAAGCAGTAAAATTAGTTGTATATGCAGAAGATTGCAATCCAGTTAATCCAGACCCAAATCAAATTACTATATTAGATGCAAAAGAAGCATTACCTAAGTTAAATGCATTTAAAGAGCGTTGGAAGGACGATCCGAAAGCAAATGGTATACCGCCTGCCGATATTAAAGCACGTAGACCAAGAGATTGGCATAAGGAATTTAAATGGCATGCTATTCGTTTTGCAAATAAAACTTATGCTGTGTTTGATGCTTGTGAAAAAAATTATGGTACTGGTAAATGGGTAGTATGGATGGATGCAGATACGTTTGTACATTCGCCTTGGAGTCTAAAACAGTTTGAAGAGCTACTGCCTTATAATAATTGGATAACATATGTTGGTAGAGGC